CCGGTGCTGGTGCCCTGCGCGATCAGGAACTCCCAACCGGTGCCGTAGGCCGTGCCCACCACCGTCGCACCTTCATGCGTCTTGTTGAATCGCAGGTAGTAAGTCAGCGTCCAGCCGCCGCTGCTGCTGATCGCGTTGCCAAGGTTGTCGCTCGCAGCGACATCCCGCCACTTCACCGTGTCTCCGGCTCTGATCTGGGCAGGGATGTTCACGGCCTCACCAGCTGTTGACGAACGCCGAAGCTCCGGCTCCACCCGATCTTAGGCGCGGCTTGCGTGGCTCAGCATCCCCATTCTGCAAGCGCTTCTCCAGCTGGTCCCAGATAGTTCTCCGGTCGTACCGCTGGTACAGCCGATGTACCGCTGCGTATGCGTAGACCAGGCAATCCAGCGCCTCATTGCGGGCGCTTGGTTTCTTCACCCACTCGCGCACCGGGAAACCCTTCACGTACCGCAGCGCCTGCTTTTCTGCCGTCAGCTGCTCGAAATACTCAGCGCCAGTCTGCGCATGGAAGTGCAGGTAACCAGGCCCGCGTTCGTTGTGCTTCAACCGCCCAAACAGCGTGGTCTTGATCGTGTCGCCACCGACCGGGAACACAGCCGCTCCGCGCTTCAGCGTCCGGCCCTGCGCGTTGATGTCCACCTTGCTGGCCTTGCCGATCGGTGGCTTGCCACGCTGGCTCTGGCCCTTGATGGCGATCACGCCCACGGCCTGCCGCTCCCTGGCGTACTGGTAAGTCTCCGCGGTTGCGTGGCCGCCGCTGTCCACACAGATCACATCCGCCCGCAGCCTGCCGCCGCTCACATGCTCCCACTCATGCAGCACCAGCACGTCCAGCTGCTTCCACACCTCAGGCCGGCATGGGTCGCCGTAGATCTCCTGGTGATCGATCAGCCAGCCTTCCTCCTCGCGACCCCACGCCCACACGCTGACCGCTAGGCGATCGCCCGCACTGCCGCCGCCGCCCTGCACATCCACGCCGATCGTCACGGCCAGCGCGCCCTCCGGCAGCTTGCCGGCCGCATACGGCTCACACCGCTGCAGCAGCGCATCCGCGCTCACCTTGCTGGCAAAGTCCTCCTCCCACGTCTCAGCCAGCCGCGTGTTCACAAACGATTTCAACATCGGAGCGTCAGTCTTCGCCCGCAGGAAGTCGTCCACCATGTCCGCCCAGCTCAGCCAGCCCAGCGGCGAATAGAGCCCACTCAGCTGGAAGCCAGCCGTCTTGCCGTCGCTCGGCGCCGTAGCGCGCCACTCACCCTGCCGCAGCATCGCTGGCTTGTGGATTTCGGCGAAGCGCTCGTGGCAGTGCTCGCACTCATAGGCCGCCGTCGCCGGGTCGTTCTTCTCCCACTTCAGCTGCGGCCACTTCAGCCACTGCATCTCCTCGCAGCAGGGGCACGGCACATAGAACCGCCGCTGATCGCTCCGCTCATACTCCGCCTCAATCCGGCTGAAGTCCTTCACGGTCGGGGTGCTGGTGAGCAGGATCTTGCGCCGCGCGAACGTCGTCGCCCGCTTCTCGGCCAGGCTCACCGGATCACCCTCGCCGTCCACGTCCAGCGGGAAGGCATCCACCTCATCGCAGAAGATGTAGCGGCACGGTGTCGAGCGCAGGCCCGTTGCCGAGTTGGCCCCGGTCAGCAGCATCATCCCGCCGGGGAACTCCTTCGAGAACATCGTGTTGCCCGAGTCGCGGCTCCTGCTCGGTGCGATCTTTTCCGCCAGCACCGGCGTCTCCGTCACCAGGCTCTCGAGCCGCTGCTTGCTCAGCCGCTTGGCCATCTCCACGGTCGGCTGCACCAGCAGCATCGGTCCCGGTGCGTGCGCAATCACATAGCCCAGCCAGTTGCTGCCGCTCTCGGTTTTGCCCGTCTGCGCCGCGAACATCATCACCACCCGCTGCACCGTGCTGGTGGTGCTCAGACAATCCATCGGCTCACGCAGGTACGGCGTCCGGTTGGTGCGCCACGGTCCAGGTTCCGCACTCGCCTTGCTGCTCAGCCGCCGGTGCTTATCCGCCCACTCGCTCACCGTCAGCGGTGGCTCCGGCCGCAGGCCATCCATGAACGCCGAACGCCAGACGCTCATCGGTCTGCCTCCACCAGCGCTAGCAGCGCATCACGGTGCTCATCGCTCAGCAGCTGGTGAATCACCGCCGGGTCCGTCTCGCCCGCCAGCTGGTGACTGAGCCGATCGGCCAGGTTGCTCAGCGCCTCGCGGATGCTCCGGCCCACCTGAAAAGCGTCTTTCTTCACCTCCTCGGCCGGCACCAGTTCACGCCGCTGCTGCGCCACCTGGAGCTTGCTCAGCTCCGCCTGGTAGTGCTCCCGCCGTGCCCGGCTCTCGTTCAGCTCCGGGATTGCATCATCCGGCAGTGCATCCACCCGAGCCCGCAGCTCCCGTGCATCCCGTGGCGCCGGTGCCTCGATCGGGTCCGCCTTGCTCACCTTCGCGTTATGCGTCGCCTTGGTGTTCCGGTTCCACAGCTCCAGCGCCAGATCACGATCCAGCCAGCGCTTGCCGTCCTTCTCCACCACCGCCGCTGCAATGCGGCTCTTGGTGGCTGCCGTTACCGTGCCTTTCGCGCAACCCTTCAGCGCCGCAAACTCGCTAAACGTGACCAGCACTAGCGTTGCGCGCTCTTAAGGTTCGACAAAATCATAGTGAAGTATTGAACTATCAAACAGCTGGGGAACCTATGGCCGTCCTTCTCACGCTGAGTCCCGTTTGAGACTGCTTGCGCCTGACGCTAGAGAAAGATCGGGGTTTGCGATCACCCCCGAGCTTTTGGGCCGGAGGGACCCGCGAGATCCGTTGCGGCGCAGGGGATCTCGGACCTCACCCATGTGCGCGCATAACGCTTGCGTGATGTGCTGTCACTTGGCCGATGCCACCGCCTTCTCGAGGCTGGTGCGGAGGTAGTTACCGAAGCGACGCTCAGCAACCTTGGTGCCGATCTCGGTGATGGGGAAAATCGGGCGATAGGTGGCGGCTGACACGGCAACGAACAGGGGCTTGAGCTTTCCGCGTGCCATGCGCTGGTAGACGCCAGGAGGCCGCCCTGTGCCCGCTGGGGTGCCCACAAACACGCCGCCGCGCCCTTGACCCCCGATCTGCTGCTGAATGCGCTTCAAGGCGCTCAGAGAGACGTTCCCCGCAGCGTTGCGCTTGATCGCGGCAGGGATGAGCTTGCTGTCGCTCGGGATGGCGCTGCTGGCCTGCCCCAGGAACTTGGCTTCGAATGGTTTGGTGCCACGTCTGCCGCCCGTGATGTTGGCGCGCAGGTAGGGCTCACGCTTGGCTTCAGGGAACAGGGTGACCACAAGGCTGCGCTTGGTGCTCTTGTCTACCCGCCATGCGTTCTGGATGAACGGGGTGGGGTTGTCGAAGTATTGGCGTGAGGCGCCCTTGAGCGCATCCTTGGCGTCAAAGCCCACCTTGTTCAGCGCCTGGCTGATGGCGAAGGGCAGCTGCTTGGTCATGGTGTCGGTCCACCGGATGGCCTTGGGCAGCTCTGACTGGATGTCGAGGGTGAGGGTTGCCATGGATTCACCGTAGGCGTGTGAGACGAATGTGAGGTGATGTGCTTCGCATAACCAAGAGTCCACCGTCAACCCGATGGACGTGGTGCTTTGTGTAGGTCGTTTTGGAGTAGCGGGTGATGTAGGCGCGGATCACAGGCTCCGTTCTTCCGGTGGCGTCAACGCCATCTGTCATGGGGACCAGGAACGAACCGCCGGGCTCCAAGTCACGCAGGGGCCAGTCCGGCTTCGGGTAGGTCTTGCGCCCGATCCAAACAGTCTGCCCCTCGACTTCGTGAAACGCGCCCATCCGTAGCCTCATTGCAATACAGCAACACCATAGGCCGCCTGCCAACCTTTCCAACCTCCCCCTAGCTGGCCTTAGGGGGGATTTCCCTGCACCCTCCCCCCCTTCTACTAAAGTATTCCCTTAGTTAGTAGGTTAGTATAGTTAGTAAAAGGGCTGCAGGGCAGGGGTTCTCGGCCTTCCAACCTCATCCAGCAGGTTGGACAAACACCCATTTGTTCCTACCTTCCAACCATGCGCGCTTCTTTTCGTATCCCAGCCCTCGCAAGATGGACGCGACCTGCATCTGATCGGCACGCCCCTGGCGTTCCACCGGCTTGCCAATCGCCTCGGTCAGCAGCAGCTCGCTGGTGATGGGTCGCAGGGTCCTGCGATGGTTGCTGAGCCACTCCTCGATGGCCGATTGCCATGGGCTATCCACGAGGTAGGTCTGGTTCTCCTGGTCCACCTGATCGGCATGGTCGCGGGTGAGGTGGTTGGGCGCGCCTGCGCGGTAAGCGGCAACCGCTGCGCTCCAGATGGCATCACGCTCCAGCAGCAGGCCATCGACGGGGATGTGCGGGGCAGCGGTGACGGGGATCACCCAGAAGCGCCGGTTACCCGTGTCATCGACTAGGAAGCCAGTGTCGCGGTTGGTGGAGCCCACGATGATCGAGCGCCGCGGGTAGGACTCGGTGGCGCGCTGATAGGGGGCGCGGAATAGGTCGGTCTGCTGGGTTAGGAATGCCTTGATCTGGCCAGCGTGCTTGCGGCCGGTGATGTGATCCAGCTCGGCCCACTCCATGAGCCATGAGCGGTGGAGCACCATCAGGTCGTCCTTGCTGCCGATGTCGCGCAGGGCATCGCTGAACCACAGGCCGCCAAGGTTTCGCCAAAAGGTGGACTTACCGCAGCCCTGGGGGCCCATGAGCACGCAGGCTGAGTCGTGTTTACAGCCGGGCTCAAAGATGCGTCGTACAGCGGCCACGAGTGTGGCCTTAAGCATGGCGTCGTAGAGGCTGCCGGGCTTGTCTGTGGGGCGCAGATAGGCTGTGGCGAGGTGATCGATCGGCACGGGTGAGACGTGATCGGCGACGTGCTCGAGGTATTCGCGGACTGGATCGTGGGGATTCTCAAGTGCGACGACGTGGACGGCATCAGCTGCGAGGTCTTTGGTGACCTTGACGCCCTGCTGTGAAAGCTGGAGGTAGAAATGCTCGATGTGCTCGATGGGCTTCTGGTCCAGCTCGATCGCCTTGGTGAAGATGTTCCAGCGGATGCGTTCACCGAGCTGCTGGCGGAGCAGCTGGAGCAGCTCATTGGACTCGAGCTTCAGCAGCTTGTCGGGCTTGGCCATAGGCTTGTCCTGTCCCAGTGGGTGGGATGACTGAGGCCGCTCGGACCTGGAGGCTGGGCGGCTCTTTTCATGGCCGGCCATATGGGCGAGGGTGCCAAGGCTGACGCCACCGGCTGAGGCGTTGAAGGTGCGCCACTTGGCCTCGCAGACGCCCGGCTCGAACTTGCCGGACATGGCAGACCACTGGATCCAGTCCTGGAGGAGGCTGTCATCACCGACGCTGTGAAGCGCCATGCCGACCTTCACCCAGGTGTCGTAGTCGTCAGACTCTGCAGCGGGGATGCGCTCGAGGAACTCACGGGCGCGGCTGGTGTCGGTTTCGGGGAGGCGGAGCAGCGGTGCCGGATCGGGCTGGTGGCGCTGCATCTGCTGCAGCAGGGTTGACGGCGCCTCTGCAATGGGCAGATCTGCAGGTGAGCGGCCCTTGATCCAGCGGTAGGCGCCGGTGATGGGGTGAGCGCCAGCGACGACGGACTGGCAGCCAGCCCAGCGAAGCTCGAGCTGCTCGCCTTTGATCGAGGATCGGAGCTTGGTGGTCTTGATGGTGGCCCAGAAGGGCTCTGGGACGCTGTAGATGATCTGGAGGCGGCCATCACGGCCGGATGTGACGGCCCAAGATTTGGGGAGATCGCGCAAGGGTGCGCCGATCTGCTCGAGCACCTCTGAGGCGCCGAGGCCATCGTGATCGACAAAGAGAAGCCCGCCGGATTGCGGGCCTGCGATCACACCGATTGCAACGGCGCGGCCTGCGGTGATCTCAGCGGTGAGATCGACGCGGGAGATGGCGTTTTTCTGCCACTCGGGCTGATAGGGGCGCTTGTCGTTGCCTACAGCTACCAGTGCCCAGTTATCAGGGAGTTGAGAGAGCTGCTGGAGAAGATCGGCTACCACATGGAGGGGTGAGAGGCTAACAGAGTTTGGCGGATAGGTTGGCAGGTTGCCAGTTATCTCACCAAATCGTTTGCGTCTTGGATTGAGCGGGCAATGCCTGCGATGCCACCTGCGGCCGATACAGTGCGCTGCCATGCGTGCTGCTCTGGCCGCACATGGCCCCGTTCAGTTTTCACTTCTATAGAGGTGAAGACGGCGATGCGTTGGCCCACCATCTCTGGGGTGACGGTGATCGTGCGCCAGCCGATCAGGTCGGCGGAGCCTCGGGCAAGGCCGAACTGCACGGGCCGGCCGGTGCGTGGGTCGGGCAGCTGGCCCACTTGATTGCGGAAGAGGCGAAGATCGGAGCGGGTGCCGAGTGCGAGGCGGATGCGTTGCTGTAGATCCGTCTCAGCGTTGGCCACGTGCCTGATGGATCCGATACGCCCAGCCGGGACTGTAACCGCGTTCCTTTGCTAGGGCGAGGAGTTCGGACAGGGTGCGGGCTGCTTGGCGTTGACGTTTGGCCCTGTCGCGTTCTGCGATGCGTTGCTGGACTGATTCGCGCTTCAGTTCTTTCAGTTCGCCCATGAGTTGGCGGATCGCGCGTGATTTCACCGGCGCACACTGCGCACCACAAACCGGGCAGATCGGTGCTGGCTTAAACGCTGCGTAGCACTCGGGGCATGTGCGGACTGATGGCGCTGGTGTGCCGCGGCCACCGCGCACGATGCCTTCAGCTAGCGACCACTCCCGCGGATCATCGGGAAAGCCATGGCGGGTGACATTGCCAACGTGATCAAGAATCAGGGCTGCATCCTTGCCGGGCGCCGGGCGCAGCACGCGGCCTACCTGCTGCAGGTAAAGCCCGAGTGATTGGGTTGGACGCAGCAGGATTGCGCAGCTGGCGGCTGGCACATCGAAGCCCTCGCTGACCACGTCCACCGTCACGAGCACGCGCAAGATGCCGGCGGCAAAATCAGCCACCACCTGATCGCGGTCACCAGTCCCACCCAACAGCAGGGCTGCGCTGATCCCAGCCGTCTTAAATGCGTCGCACACTGAGACGGCATGGGTGACATTGCAGCAGAACGCGATGGCCTGCTGTCCAGCGGCCAGGCGCTGATAGTGCGCGATGGCATCACCGGTGACTGTTGGCCGATCCATAGCAGCTGCTGCCTGATCGTTGGCGTAGTCACCAGCGCGGCGCCTCACCCCCGACAGATCAGCCACCACTGGCGGCGCGTAGATGCGGGCCGGGGATAGGAATTTCCAGAACACCAGATCAGCAACGCTGGGGCCCTTCACCAGATGATCAAATGCCTCGCTGAGGCCGCGGCCATCGAGCCGGCATGGCGTGGCGGTGACGCCAAGCCGATAAGCATCAGGCCAGTGCTCGAGGATCTGGCGCCAGCTGCCAGCTGCTGCGTGGTGGGCCTCATCGATGATCACCAGCGTTGGCGCCCAGTCCATGCGCGACAGCCGGCGCACGAGCGTTTGCACCGATGCGATCTGCACCGCGTGATCGGATGCGGGATGGCCCGCGGCAATGATGCCGTGGTCGAGGCCAGCCCATTGCAGCTTGCTGGCGGTCTGATGGATCAGCTCACGGCGATGCACAAGGATCAGCACATGCCGCCCGCGTGCTGCAGCTTGTGCGGCGATGGTGGCCAGGATCACGGTTTTGCCGCCACCTGTAGGCAGGCATAGCAGCGGTGCCCTGGCGCCCTGCTGCATGGCGGAGCGCAGATCACTGATTGCTTGTTGCTGGTAATCCCGCAGATTCACAGCGGCAACTCCAACTGCGTGCCATCTGCGGGAGCACCATGCATGGCGATTTGAGCCATGGTTACAGCGCGGCGTTGCTGGTCGTATGCAGGTCGTGCATACCCGAGTTGATAGAGGTGCAGATCGTTCTGCAGCAATGCCACGGCTACTGCACGCCACGATGGCGCCCGGCCTGACGCTGCAACCTTCACTGGCACTTCATCGGGGATCTCGTGCGAATAACAGCGGGCTTTCCACGTCTGCACGTATTCCGAGACTCTCGCGGTAGCGCATCTCCCAGGCGCGAATGGCTCGATCCGCTTGTCGGTTCGCCAATGTCCGTTGCTCATCAGTCAGAAGTCCCCATGCTTGGCGGGTAATGTCCTCAGGGCATCGCAACGCAAGGGCGCAGGCAGCGTGGCCGATCCATGCTTTGCGGTTGAGGTTGTAGTCGGTTAGTGCATTGATGCAGCTGTTGGGCCATTCCACGGTGACCCGCTGCATGTAGCGCCCGTAGAGCCGGTGATTGCCGGTGAAGATCTGTGCGCGATACAGGGCAATGCGTCGATTTGGCACATCGCCCCACATGTTGAAGTGGATCTCCTCCCAGGCGTCAATGGGCAACCAGATCCTCTTGAGCTTCACGTTCGAGATCCTCCGTGATGTTGTCGATCTGATCCACGTCCCATGCCTTGCTGAAATCTTTGCCAAGGAACAGCGACGCCAACCCGGTGACTTGCTTAAGGCGCAACAGCTCATCAGGGCTCATGCCGATGTGCTTGCAGATCCATGCGTCGCCTTTACCCATTTCGATCAGCTCGGCAACGATCACGCTCATCAGTTCGATGTTGTGCGAACCACGGGCGCGGTTGTGACGGATGGTGGAAGCCATCCGGTCGTGTAGCTCCTTGCGCAGCACAACCACCGGCAGTCTGCCGCCTTCGCGTTCGCGGATACGCTGGCTGTTCTTCAGGGTTAGATAACGGTGGAAACCGTCAACGACCACATATAGGTCGCGTTCGGCATCATGCACGACAACGACAGGCTGTGTGTAGCCATCTTCCCAAATTGATGTTTCGAGTAGTGCCATTTCAGGCGGCGCCACAGAATTGGGGTTGTAATCGTTGGCGGTAACTTTCTCGATAGGAATACTGCGGACAGAGTAGACCGGGGATCGCCAAGGGTAAGAGTCGTTCGCGTCATGGAGTTCATCGCCTTTGAGGGGTGGGTTAAATACACAGATCAGCGTGGTGGGCTCCAGAGCTTCAAACGTGTGAGCATCGTGCTTGTCGAGCACATAGGTCACATCAGGCGCGATGGCGTGGATCTCTTGGGTTGCCTCGTTGATCAGCAGACCTTTGCCGCTGACGCAGTAGCACGTTTCAAGGTGGTGCTGATAGTGCCAGCGGTGCGGCTTGCCAGGATGCACGATGGTTTTTGTCATGCTGTATCCCATGCCGTCGTCTTCCGTGAGCAAGCGATGGCTGGTGAAACCACCGCGTGGGCATTGCACAACGCGGTCGGAGGGGAGTTGGGCGGCGTTGAGGATCTTCATTTGGCTGAGCGGTTAAGGACTTGGCTGTACTTGCGTTGGATTGACTTTTGGCGGCGCTGCTGCTCTTGCGTTGGCGCCAAACCCAAGTATTTGCAGGTGTGGTCGTTCTTTAGAACCGTGATGGCGAAGCGCTTCCACGATGTGACCATGCTGTTGTGGCACGGGAGATCATCGAGATGATCAGGTGGCACCTTGATCACGACACGGCGGAGGTTGTTGCCACCGTGGCGAGTGGTGCCATTGATGTAGAAGCGGATGCCGATACGGCCAAGAGCTTCAATGATGGCCTCAGGAAGACCGCGCCCCACCCTGCCCCAGTAGCGGATTGATTGGATGAAGCGCTGCTTAAAATTTGCGCTCGATTGATCCGGCAATGTGGCCAGCAGGAACTTCACAAAGGATTTCCAAGTGTGGCCGGGCGGCAGCCTGAAGGATTTGTAATCAAGCTGCTTACCATAGGTGGCCATAAAGTTGGCACCGCCAACCCTGGCGCAAAGCCTCGCCCAGATCTGCGGGTCGATTACCCGATACATGGCGAGGCTGGATTTGGACTCTGACATAAACGGCGAGGCAACCCGCATCTTTTTGATGGGGATACCAGCCATGTAGAACACGTCATAGAGTTTGTTGTAATCCCATCCAAACTTGGCGTTAGCCGTCCAGATGTCCTCCGTGCGCCAGTCGTAGATCGGATAGCAGTTGTAGGTATGCGCCGTGTTTTTTTTGGTCCACATGCGGCCAAGCATGGTTTCCTTGTCCTGATTCAGGATGGCCCGGAAACGGTTGAGCGATTCAACGGTGCGAATGCCGATTAGGTTGGCGCAGGGCTCACCTTGGCTGTACCACTCCGCGAACATATCCCAAAAGGTGGCGTAGTCCATGTTTTCAATGAACAGATCGCCAAAGGGGTGGTTCTGCAGGTTCACGATGTAATCCTGCTGCGGCATGGGCCGGATCCAGCGGTGCCGGTCCTGTTCACCCCAGCACTGCCAATCAATCTCGTAGGAGCTGACGGTGCAGGGCAGCGTGATAGGCAGGCAGCACCAATAGATGTCGAGGATGTCCCGATTGACTTCGAGGATCCGGTGCATGAACTCCTCGCTGTGGTTGTAGTTGGCTTCGTTGTCCATGATCTGGACGCCGACTTTGACCGGTAGCTGCCGCTCTCGTATGTAGTCGCAAACGAGATTCAGGAGAACGCCGCTGTCCTTGCCACCAGAGAAGGAGACGTAGACGCGGGTGAAGTGGGCAAAGATGAAATCCAGCCGCTCTATGGCGGCGTCGTACACGGATTGTTCGAGGTAGTGGCGCATGGGCTTTGCCGTGGCCAGCCGAACCTAGCAGCATCTAGGCGCAAGTGCTAGTATCTGGTGGCAACTCGCAGGAGATCATGCAAAACGCCGACTACCACCGACACTATGCGGTCAGCAAGTCCGGCCTTGATCAGATCGCCAAAAGCCCTCTGCACTACTGGGCTCGCTATCTAGATCCGAACCGCGTCTGGCCTGAGCCAACGCCTGCCATGCGTCTTGGTACGGCACTGCACACCCATGTGCTTGAGCTGGACCAATGGGACAATCAGATTGCTGTGGCGCCTGGCGATATCAACCGCCGCACCAAGGAAGGCAAGGAGCAATGGGCAGCTTTTGAGGCTGCTGCCAAGCGCAAAACCGTGATTACAGCCGACGAGGCAGAAACGGTGATGGCGATGGGCCGCAGCATCATGCGCCATCCCGGTGCGGCCATGCTGCTGGGCCTCCAAGGCAAGGCAGAAACTACGCACATGTGGACGGACGCCACCTATGGGGTGGAGTGCAAGTGTCGCCCCGACTGGTTGACGGATGACGGCAGCATCATGGTGGATCTCAAAACCACCCGCGACGCCAGCCCGCGTGGCTTCAGGCGCAGCATTGGCGACTACCGGTACCACGTGCAAGCCGGCTGGTACATGCACGGGGTCCAAGCTGCCACCGGCAAGCGACCCGACCAGTTCATCTTCATCTGTGTGGAATCCACTGCGCCTTACGCGGTTGCTGTGTACGCCGCAGATGCCGAAATGATCGAGCGCGGCTATGAACAGGCCATGTTTGATCTAGGCAAGCTGGCCACCTGCCGCGCTGCTGATAGCTGGCCGAGCTACAGCGATCAGATCGAGACCATCAGCCTGCCGGCATGGATGACGGGCCAGCCGGGCAGCACACAGACCACAGAAACCATTCAGGAGTTTTGATTATGAAAAAAACTGATATCTCCGATCCCGCACTCGTTGACGCTTTGTGTTTGATTCAGCAGGACTTTGTAAAGAAATGGAATGCGGCCGAGATGAATCAAGGAATTGGCCAAACTCATGACCTGCCCAACGGTGCTAAATATAGCGGTGGCAAATCACCTAGAGCCGCTTCCTTCGTCTTGTCAGATGGAACTTGGATCGACATCATCGGCAAAGCCCCTTGGCATCACTGGCATGACGGATGGTCCTATTGCCGTCACCCGATCACTCGTGATCAAGTCAGAAAGGTGACAGTTCGCGGTTCAATTGACGCCTTTAACGAATGGATTATCGCTGTTCAGTGCATCAATTTTTCAACCAATCAACACTGAAATGACCAAATCATCAGCCCTAGCCGCCACCCAGCCCACCGGCTCAGTGTTCAGCGGCATCCAGGCATTTGAGGACGCCCAACGGATTGCCAAGGCGCTGGCCAGCAGCACGCTGATTCCGCCTCAGTTTCAAGGGCAGCAGGGCTTTGCCAACTGCCTAGTGGCGCTTGAGATTGCCAACCGGATGGGCATCTCGCCCTTCCTGGCGATGCAACATCTGCACGTGATTCACGGCCGACCCAGCTGGTCAAGCAGCTTCATCATTGCGATGGTGAACGGCTGCGGCCGGTTCAGCCCGCTGCGATTTGAGATCAGCGGAGAAGGCGACAGCCTTGCCTGCTATGCCGTCGCGACCGACCTGGCCAGCCAGCAAGAGCTGAAGGGGCCAACCATCACGATGGCCATGGCCCGCAAAGAGGGCTGGGCCACGAAATCGGGATCAAAGTGGGTGACGATGCCCGAGTTGATGATCCGCTACCGGGCCGCGGCCTTTTGGGGTCGCCTGTATGCCAGCGACATGCTGCTCGGGATGCAAAGCCAAGAGGAAGTGGTCGACGTGGAGCCCGTCACGGTGACCGAAACCAGCGTGGCCGATCTGAATGCTGCCATTGCTCAACCGGCGCCAGCTCCTACGCCTGTTGTTGTCACAGAAGAGGTTGATAAGGATGAGCTCTTCTGAGTATCTGACAGCGCCTCAACTGGCAAAGCGCTGGGGGTTGCACCCTGACACGCTAATGCGATGGCGCAAGGCGGGCAAAGGTCCGACCTACTTCCGCACGCCTGGATTCGTGCTCTACCCCGTGGCCGAGGTGGAGCAATACGAACAGGCCAACACCATTACCCACGATTGATCGATGACTTTCAAACTGAACCTGAGCATCTTCAAAAGCACCAAGCCCGAGAGCAAGGTTGACTTTTCCGGCATGTTGAACGTGAAGGTCGAGGAGCTGGACGCCTTCTGTGCGTTTGTGATGAGCCAGACGCCGGATCAGTACGGCAGCGTGCAGGTGCCCATCAGCGGCTGGAAGAAGCAGGCGCGCAGCGGCCTCAACTATGTGAGCGCCGTGGCGCAGCCGCCGCGTGACTGGGTGCCGCCTGCCACTGCTCAGAGCGCAGCCGCCAGCCTTGCCGCGGCGACTGATGGCGTGGTGAGCGAGTTCACTGAGGCGGATCTGTTCTAGGGAAGCCCATCAGCTCGCATTCAAGGCGCGCAATCTCGTTAACGGCCTGCTGCAGCAGCTGCTGCTGGTAGCAGGTCTGTTTGAGGAGAGCTGCAGCCAAAGCGCCCGCGTCTTTGCTCTGAAGCAAGGCGCGGGCTTGTTTTTCGATCTCGAACTGCTGCTCCGGCGAGAGCTCCACCGCCATCCACTGCCCGAAGTTCATTGTGCTACCGTGGCGGTGTACATTCCAAGCATACCTATGGACTGCCCGCGCTGCGGTGGTGATGTGATCAGGGCGCTGTGTACGAACGGCAAGGAATCGCATCAGATCACACGGCAGCGTCGGTGCGTGGGGTGCGGGCATGTCTGGTACACGGTGGAACTGCCTGTGAGCGTGGCGGTGATCGGCTGGTCGCGTGGGCGGGGCAAGTCCATGCCGGTGCTGCGTGTGCCGGTGGAGCTGGCCGTGGGCAGCAACGCCGTGTGAAGAACTGTCACAACGGTTGGCGGGGTGAACCGCGGGCGGTGTAATATGTGATCACGAGGGGAGCGGTCCACTCGCAAAACTCAACCGCCGGCCGAACAGCGCACACGAGGCCGTAAAACCCGAGCGCAACAGGGCCTGAATAAGCCCGCGCTGCCGGTTGGCCCGGCACCACCAAAACAGGCCCATGAAACAAGCACTAACGAGTGACTGGGGGCCGCATCTGTACGTGTGGGCGCATCAGCTCGCATCCATTGCAGTGTGGTTTTACGTTGCCGGGTTCACGCTCGGCGTCTGGCTTCATCGCACCAACAACACACTCTCTGCGCTAGTTCAGCGTCTCTATCCATGATCAACCGCATCAACAACGCCATCTGCCTGCTGATCGCCGCGGCCGTGTTCGCAATGATCGGCATCGAATCCGGCGCACACCACCAGCCCACCCATTCCGGCACGCAGCAGGTGGTGCGGCATGACTGAGCATCCCATCACCCCACCGCCGGAGCTG